GCGGTGCGGCGCTCGCTTCAAAGATGATCGGCACCGCGACCGCCCTCCCTCATCACTTGTTCTTGGCTGTCGCCGACTTGTTAGCCGGTGCACTGGCCTGCTTGGTGTTGGCCTTCTTCACCGGCTTGGCGTCGGGGTACATCTTCAGCCCCTCCTTGTCGAGGAGCAGTGTGTGCGGCATCCCGTTGATCTGAACGGTGTACTCGTCCATGAACTTTCCCTCCTCTCAGGTGATGGGGCGGTGGGGCCGACTCGCGCCGGCCCCACCGTCACGATCAGAGCAGGGTGACCTTCACGTAGGCCGACGGGCGGTACACGGCCAGGAGCAGACGCTCCTCGGCGCGAACCGTCACGCGGTTGTTGATGAAGTCGTCCTCGTTGGTGTTCGCCATGTCGACGCGGACGCCGCCCTTGCGGAACACCTGCGCGGCCTGACCGGAACCCACGAGCACGGTCTTCGCGGCGATGGCCGAGGTGACCACCGTGCGCAGACCCCACAGGTTCGGCTGCGCCGTGACGCCACCGTTGCCGTACTCGCCGGAGAAGAACCCGCCGCCGAAGTACTGGCCGTTGGCGTCCTTCGCCAAGCGCAGCGCCTGGTAGTCAGCCGGGTTGATGACGATGAAGTCGGCGTCAAGGAACGTCGCCGTCTGCACCTTCGTGATCGCACGGAAGATGGCGTCCTGAGCGGAGTCGGGCGCAACGGCCTGGGTCTCCGTCTGGATGCCGGTGCGGTTGAGGATGCCTCGCAGGCTCGGCGCGGTGCCGGAACCGTTGAGCAGCTGGGCCTCCTCGGCGATCGCGAGGCGGGACACGAGGCGCGACTCGACAACCGAGGACAGCGCGGAGAAGTCCTCGATCAGCTCGTCGGACTCCTTGGACCAGCCGGCGAGCTTGGTCAGCGCCTCCGTGACGGGGGTGAACTGACCGGACAGCTCCGGCTTCAGCGACGACTCAGCGACCGCGCCGGGGCCGCCAGTGACGGCGCCCTCAACGAAGTAGGTGTAGGCGTTGCCGCTGATGTTGCCCGAGAGCAGCAGGTCGGCCACGGTGGGCCGCTGCAGGGGAAGGCCAACCACGCCGCCGTACTGAACCTGGCTCAGTCCAGTGGTGACGGTCGGGGTGCTGGCCTTGAACTCGGGGGCGTCCACGGTGAAACGGGAGCCGCGGGCAACAGCCTTCAGCTTCGGCTCGGCGTGCTTCAGGAAGTGCTCACCGAGCGACTTCGCAGCAGCCGGCGCCTCGTCCTTGGCGGGGGCCTCGGCGGTCGCCGGGGTGAGGGTGGCAAGGCGCTTCAGGTTGGCCTGAGCCTCGTCAGCCTTCTTGATCTGGACGTCGAGCTCGTCGACCTCCTTGAGGAATGCGTCGACCTGCGACTGCTCCTCGTCGGTGAGGCCGCGCACGGCCTCCTTTGCGCCGTCAACGAGCGCCTTCGCAGCAGCGAGGGCGGCAGCGCGCTTCTCCTTCAGGTTCATGTCAGATCCCTTTCTCGGATCGCGATGATGGTTGCCGCCAGGTCTGCGACGGGCGACGTCGGGCGGGGCTCCTCGGACTTGGCCGCTTCCGGCTCCTCGTCCTTGGCCGGGCTCGAGCCGCTGGCCTTCTCCTGGTCCGTTGCCTCACCAAGGGCGGCGAGGACGTTCTTAATCTCGTCAGCAGCGCCGACGAGTTGTCCGTGGGCGGACCGCAGTGCGGTCTCGTTCTTGGCGGACAGCACGCGGCCCGCCTTCGACATGAGGGCGTCAGCGGCCGACTTGACCGCGAGCACCTCCGTCTCCTGATTGGCACCGATCGTCACGACCGACACCTCGTACACCTTCAGCTCCCGCAGGGCGTACACGTCCTCGTCGGCCTGCTTCTCCTGCCCGCCATCGACCACGTCGTAGGCGAAGGACATCTGGTTGATGCGCCGACCCTTGAGCATCCGGTAGGTCTGCATGGCCTTCGGGTTCTCGAGGTCCAGCTGGGCGGTGACGAGCAGCCCGTGGTCGTCCTCCTTGGCGTCAACCACGTGCCCGATGTTGAAGTCGGGGTCGGCCATGTTGTGACCGAACAGCAGCGGGATCGGGTTGCCCGACGCCTTCCAGTCCGACAGCGTCTTCGTGAACGCGCCGGGAACGACCACGTCGCCGTAGGAGTCCTTGTTGCCGAACACCGAGGCGTAGGCAGAGAACTGTCCTTCGGCGAGCCCGTCGTCAGGCCCGGCCTTGATCTTGACCGGGCAGTCCTTGACCTTCATGGTGCCCTTCCCTTCAGGGGATCGTGATGTCGAGCGAGCAGTTACAGCCGGCAACCTCGTCGGCGTCGCCCGCGTCACCGGGCCATGCCAGACCGTTGGAGAAGTTCTCCGACAGCGGCACCGTTTCGCCGTTCATGGCGGCGTGAGAGGGCCGCGCGTTGGGGCCGGTGATCCACGTCTTCTCGGCGACGCCGTTGCTGACCTGGCTGGCAGCCTCAACCGAGGCGAACCCGGCCGACGACGCCAGCACCCCGGCAGCGACGGAGCCTGACCGCTGCTCCTGCGCGACGGTGAAGGTGGAGTCCAGTGCGGCAGGCACGTCCTCGGCGGCGAGCGCGTCGTCAATCTGCGCCTTCGTGGCCGCGTTGATGGACTTCGCCATCCGGTCTGACACCGCGCGCAGGAACGCCAGCGTGCGGTCGACGTCGTAGTCATCCTCGGTGAACCCCAGTGAGGCGGCAGTCTTGCGACCAACCTCGGCGGACACCAGCGACGCCAGGCGCATCAGGTCATCCGACAGCTCGGAATCCCACCGCTCCGCGTCCCACCAGTCGCCGGCAGCCTTCGCGCCCAGCCCGCTACGGACCACGCGCTCCTGGCGGGCGAAGAACGCCTTGACGACGCGCTGCGCCTGATCCCGCTGCGGGTCAGTAGCGGCGGCCTTGACGGACACCGTCGCAGCCTTGGCTCGAGCCTTAGGTGCGGAGTCGCGCGGTGAAGCCTGACCGCCGATGAGAACGTTCAGCGGGGTAACGAGGTCGTCGCCGCCCTCGATGGAGGGCAGGTTCTGCCGCGCGCGGACCTCGTTGCGGGTCATGTACGGGGCGCCCACCGACGCCTGGAACGCTGCAGCCTGCTCCTCGAAGTTGCCCTGCAGCTTCTCGGCGATGTTGAACTCGACGTACACCCCACCGCGAGGGTCAAGGCGGGGCACAAGGAACGTGTTGAGCCGGTCCTCGATCATGGCAATGACCGGGCCGAGCGAGTCGCCATACAGCATCTTGCGGAACTCGCGCACGTTGCTGTAGTTCGCGTTGTCCAGCAGCCCGATCATGGTCGGGTTGATGTGGTAGACCGACGCCACCGTGTTCAGTGCCAGCCGGGCGCCCTCGATGAACTGCTGCTCGTGGGCGTTGAAGTCAACCTTGTTGATGGTCATGCCATCTTCGAGGATCGGCGTGCCACCCACGGACTTGCCGTTGCCGGTGTACTTGCTGTTCCAGTCGGCGCGGAACGACTCGCGGGCCGAGTCCGACCAGCTCACGCCAGCCGGGCGGGTGATGACGGAGGACACCTTGCCGCCGCGCTGCCATACAGCGGAGCGGTAGCGCACCGCCTGCACCTGCTCGGCCAGAATCTCCCGCAGCGAGTGGACCGGGGAGGAGCCGAACCGGGCGTCGGTGGGGTTCCAGCCGTGGAAGTCAATGACGTCCGCGGCCTTCAGGACCACTGGCTCGGCGCGGCTGTCGGCGCGCACCTCATACCGTGCCGGCGCGAAAGCGTCGCCACCCTTGGGCGTGACCCAGGCGGGGAGCAGTCGGTGGATCGTCCACCCGCTCGGTGCCTCAGCGTCGCCGGTGACGTACAGGTAGCCGGTGTCGTAGAGGGCGATGTCGGCAACCAGCCCGAAGATCAGCTCGTAGCCGGTCTCCGTGGCGTTCGGCCGCGACAGGGTGAGCGCCACAGGGCCGGTACGGTCCCGCTGCCGGTCGGTCTCACTCACCCGGACGAACGAGTGCAGGCCCAGCTGCGCGATGTTGCGGGCCATGAACGTCACGACGGTGCGGAGGTAGGGCTGCGCCTTCCACATCTCCTCAACCGACATGCCCAGGATGGACTCGACAGTTGGGCCGGGGAACCATCCACGGTCGGGTTCGGTCACACGCGGGGCAGCCTTCGCCTCGAATGAGACGACCTCGGGTCGGCGGAACACGTCGCGCAGGCCCATCAGATCACCTCCACCCCTCTGGTCTCATATGCCGACACCAGAGGTGCCTCGGTCGGTCTGGTCAGGAGCCAGTGGGCTCCGTTGGCAGCATGGAAAGCGGCGAGGTCAACCGGTGACCGCTTGCGGTCCCACATGAACGAACCCGCCTCGGTCAGCTTCGGCACCGCGGTCGCGGCAGCCACGTCTAGTTCCGGCCACGCCAAGTGCGTGACCTCGTTGTCGCGCACGGCGTCGTAAAAGCGCCCTGTGCCGTCGGGGAGGGCGGACCCTTCCCACTTCACGACGGGCAGCCCGGCGAGCCTCAGCGCCTCGATTAGGCCTGATTCCGGGGCACCCTTGCCCTGACCCGTGACTTCCTCGATCAGATCGGCACGCTTCGGGTCCTTCAGCCAGCCCTCAACCCACTCGTCACCGGCACGGCGGGCCACAATCTCAACCTGCGCGCGCCCGTTGGCGTCACGGCCAGCGAACGCGATGAACGTCGTACCCCGGTCCTGCGTCATCGCCACAGACGCCTTGACCTTGCCGACGATCTGCGGCGGGTTCGGGCCGCCGACGAACTGGCCGGCCTCCCACGCGCCGGGCGGGAACGGCCCCTCGAGGGTGCCGTCCGACCACTGGCACAACACCTCGGTGCGGAACACCCATTCGGGGTCGGTCTTCGCCGCGGAGGCGATGGTGCGCTCCGTGATGGAGTAGCCAAGCGACGGGTTCGCCTCGGCCCATGCGTCGCGGTCCCAGCGGTCGCATCCGGGGGCGGCTGACCACTCGAAGATCCCGAGCGTGTCGTCCTCGACCTCGAAGTCCTCGTCGGGGTCTAGGTCGTCGTCGAGCAGGTCGTCGTCAGCGGGCAGCAGCGAGCCGGGGTCATCCGCGCCGCAGATCCCGTCCGGGTCACCGATGGCGGCGTGCGCCATCTTCCGCAGGTACCGCAGGACGATGCTCGTCGCGTCGCCAGCGTTGGACAGCGCCCACACCTGAGCGTTGGGGCGGGCCATCGTCGTCTTCGTGATGGCGCCCCAGGCGTCCCACGACTGATGCTCGCGCAGCTCGTCAAGCAGGATCAGGTCACCCGACAGGCCACGGCCGGCGCGACGGTTGGCCGCCTTCACCTTGTACCGTTCACCGGTCTTCAGTTCGAGCGACTTCTTGCCGTTGACCTTGACCACACGCTCCTTCAGCGCGTCAAGGTCGGGCGTCTCCTCGACAATGTCGACGGCACCCTGCCAAATCTCCTCGGCAACGTCCAAGTCCTGCGCGGTTCCGATGACCAGCGCAGTCCCTAGCACGTACAGGAAGAACAGCGACAGCACCTGCGACAGGGTCGATTTCCCGTTTTGCCTGGCAACGAGCACTACCACGTTCCGGTAGCGGAACTCGCCACCGGGCAGCAGCTCGAGCGCGTGCACAAGCAGCCACTTCTGCCACGGGAACAACTCGATCCCGAGCACCATCGACGCGAAGTCGATGACCGCATAGCCGAGCGTGCGCTTCTCCGTCGCCTTGGAGCGCGGCTCAAGGGGGCGCAGCGGCGGGGTGAAGATGCGAGGCTTCTCGCACCCGACCCGTCGAGGTCTAGGCGCCCTTGCCGTGCGCGAGCCGGAGCTTGCCGAGCGCGTTCGTGCCGCCACCGGACCCGCCCTTCTCGATCTGGGCGCGAGTGCGGCCAGTCGGAGTGAGGCCCAGCGACTCGGCGAACTTCAGGTAGGTCGGAATGGACACGTTGTCATTGGCCGGCACCGCGGGGCGCTTGCCATCCACGCCCGCGGCGTCGTCATTGGCCCAGTCCACGATGGTGTCCCAGGCGTCGATCTTGTCCGCCAGCGACCGCAGCGCCTCGATCGCACCCTTGTCCATGTCGGTCAGGTGCGTCGCAGCTGTGATAGCGGCCTCAGTGGCGTCTCGAACATCGCCCATGACGCCTCCTTCGCGCGCGCACGACCCCGGTAGAAGGCCGGGGGGAGAGGGACCACTACCGGCGAAGTGGCCCGGCCCTCATCGCCTCGTGATCTGGACGCCCCTACCCCTACCAGTCACGTGATGTGACTCCGGTGGGGGTGCCCCGTCGGTCTCCTGCGCTCTGGTTGCATCGCAGGTGGGCCGGGGCGAGGTTGGCAGGGTCCTCGGCGAGGTGAGGGTGGGTGGATCGCGGGTATGGGTAGTGGTCTACGGACTTGGACTCGGGGTCGGGGGTGCCGGTTACCTCGTTGAGGTAGGGCAGTGAGTAGTTGATGGGTTGGCCGCAGCGGCAGCATGGTCCGCCCTTGGCGTAGACCTCAGCCTTGAGGCGGTGCCACCTTCGGCCGGTTCGTCCCGCGTTGTTGCTCACGATGGTCGCCTCGTTCGCACTGTTGTCGCAGTGAGTCGACGGGCCAGTCTCTGCCGCACCAGCATCGGCTTACCCCGGTGCGCGGGTCAGGCTTCGTCGCCTTCTCCTGGCTGGACGAGGCTGGATGCTGGCAGGTCGGTGTAGCACTGCACGGCTTGGCGTCGCATGCGCACGAGGTATTCCTCGAACTGCTCGGGGA